TGGCTCAAGTTTACAAGTTTACACTTTTTTTCGTAATGTATTTTTTTTTGACTAGATAAAATTTATTTTTTTTTATTTTTGTCAAAAAGTGTTAAAAGTGTTCACTTATTGCGTTTGGAGCCAATGGAGGCCGATTTTGGTTTACACTTAGGTGTACACTTAGTGTAAACTAGTGTAAACCCCAGTTCTGATCTTTCTAACCCAATACTGAACTTGTCCATACGGTACTTCTAACTTATAAGAAATGTTAGCGATTTTATATCCATCCTTCCATAAACGTTCTAATTCTCTAAGATTTTTTATGGTTATTCCTTGACGCCTACGAAAAGTAGTCAACTTAATCAAATCACAGATTTGATAATGTTTTAATCCAGTACGCTCAGAGATTTGCTTGTAGGGATAATCATTTTTATACATTTCAATCACCAGATCGGCTTGCTTATAATGTTCTGAGGTATACTTAGACCGCTCATTTTTCTTTAGGTAATCTTTATAGAGATAATTGTTTACCAGATGTTTTGAAACCCCTACAAAAGTGGCTATGTTTTTATTTAAAATCTTTAACTTATATAGCCTTACTATTTCGTCTTTCTGTTGTTGTGTTAGTGATGTCATTATTGTCCGTAGTTTTCTCTGTAGTATTTTTCGCCTGTCAACCAATATTCATAATTTCCAGCAGTTTGAGTTTTCTTTAATTGCCTTCCGTGAGCCTCAATTATCTGCTGCCTTTCCATTTCCTTAGCATCTATTAAAAATTTATACCAGGTAAGTTTGTCTTTTGGATTATCCCATAGTTTCTGGAATAAGAAATCTACTGCTGTTTCTTTCATAGTTCGTTTTGTTCTTTTGTGTTTACAAATTTTTTATTGCTTAAATCTTGTTCTTCCTGCAGAGAAATAAATTTATCGCAGTACTCATACTCAAAAGGAGTTTTGATAAAGTAGAACTGATAGTAATTTGGAATTGCACAATATCTGTAGCATTTACTTCTGATTGGACAATCTATTCCATCGCACATAGTTACATCGCTCATACCAGTAGTTGTTTAACGTACTCACGGCATTCTAATATTTTAGCCTTAGCAGATTCAATCAAGTTCGGATCATAATCAATGTTAAATTCCTTGATTCTGTACTTGTTTTCCACGTGCGAGTAACTTACCGGTTCCTCATAAGTTAAATAGTCTGGAGTGTCCTGAAGCGTGTAAACCAATTTGGCCTTTTTTAAGCCCGTCAGATGCATATAAACTTGCAGTTGATAGAAGTACCCATTGTCAGGCTGTTCGTCGAACAGAGGGAATGTAAAGCAGTCCCACGAGGTTTTAAAATCGTATACTACTCCTTCGTGTAAACAGTCCGGAGTTCCAGTGAAGAAATCATCTTCAAATTTGTCTAGGTTCTTAATCATAAAACTCTGATCCATTGCAATAGAATAAAATTCAATCGCCATATCTTCCAAGGCTAATCCTTTTTGGATGTACTTGGACTTAATTTGCTTTTTTACTCCGTAAATCTGCTCTTTGTACCAATCTTCCAGGTAACTTTTTGCAGTTTGGGATAAAGTTTCATTTTTACTGCGTGCGCTGGTCATCAATTGACCAAGCGCACTTGCTCTGCATTTAAAGTTCACGATAATAGAAGTTTTTCGTTTTGTGCTGTTAAAATGTATACCGACTTAATTTGCTCCATTGAAACTTTGCCATTTGCCAAAGAATCCTTGGCTCCTTTCCACTTGACGTGAGCCGGAGTTAATTCCTCTTTTTTACCACCGTGATCGTTGGTTGAATCTGGGTCTTTTGTATCATCTATGAGGAAAAGACCGTTAAGCGCATACTTCCGAGCATAACTTGATGAGCTGCCGAACGACTGCGCCACGTCCATACCTTTTCGATTTACGTCTATGCCGGCCTGCGCAGTAACTGCTCTACCTTCCATATCTTTTTGAATTGCTGCAGTAGATTCTATGAATACAATACCACCTACTTCTTTGACTTCGTCTTCGATAGTCAAGGTACATTCGTACTTTAGAAGCAATGGCTTCAAAGCCTCTAAAATATCTTCAACAGATCGGTACTTATACTTCCCGAAGGCGTTAAACTGGTTCTTTGGAGCCTTTAACTCCGATTGGATTGCAATTAGTTCTTTCATTTTGTGTTTGTGTTTTTTTAAAGTGTTTTACTTAGAAAAAATAGGGGGGGGTGGGGTATATTTTTCTAGCGTCTTAATTTCAGCATACCTAAAGTTGAATTGATCCCAATACAACTCAAAAGTGGTTGCTATCTTTTGTTTTACACTACGTTCTAAATCACCGTAGTTTTCCAAAATCCATTCGTTTATTCTATGCTCTACCATTTTCTATCCATTCTTTTGATACAAATACTATCCATTGGTTGCCTATTTTTTTAGGCGCTTGAGTCCACTCTGAAGGAAATACACCTGATCTGATAATCTGGTGAACTCTAGTTGATTTTTCGCTATAGCCTTTAAGTACTCCGTACTCTGTGGCTGACATCATTTCGTAAAGCATTTTGTAACTTCGATTTCTAATTGTTCAATAATAAAAGGATCAAGAATTGCACAAATCGTGCGGTAATGGTCAGAGAATTTTTCGGTCACGCAATCGTAAATGTCGAACGTGATTGATTTTCCACTACCGAAATAAAGTTCTAAAGTGATTCCGTCATTTTCAAACGACTCCAGTTCTAAGGTTAATCCTGACTGGTCTAAGCAGTAATAATGATCTTTTAACATTTGTTTGTTTGTTTAGTGTGATGTAAAATTATAATTTGTTGTAATGCAATGCAAGAGAATTGTAAAATTTATTTTTGTTTTCCACTAGCGGTAATTTTTTTGTTTTACTGGTTTTATTTTCCACTACCGATTTTAATTTCCACTAGCGCCTAGTAATTTTATTTTCTACTACTGGTTTTGTTTTCCACTACCGATTTTGTTTTCCACTACCGCGTTGGAAATTTTGTTTTCCACTAGTGGTTTTAATTTCCACTAGATCGCGGCGCTGGTTTAGATTTCGTCTAGGGTTTTTCAAGTCGCAATTTTCGGCCTTAAGGTTTAGACATTTGTCGCAATGTTTTAGACATTTTTAGACATTACTTTTTTACGTGTAAGTTTTTTACTTTTTACTTTTTACTTTTGTTCTGTTTTCGTCTACGGATTTTATTTTACACTACTGCTTTTGGTTTAGTCTACGGGTTTAGGTTTCGTCTACCTTTGGGTTTCGTCTACCTTTGGGTTTACACTACGTTCGCGCGCTTGTTTTATTTGGCTATTTTTAAGACCATAGACAAACGATAAATTTTTACTAGTGGTAATATATACGCGAAAATTTAAATGTCTTAAAACGGCTAATTTTAGGCCGCTGTTTTTTGCAAGTTGTATGCCACGCAGTCTAAACCGTACTCAATCGAATAGCCGATTTTGAATAAGTCTTTTTCAAGTCGTATTAAGTTCGTGTACGTTTGTTCCTTGGTTAAATAATGCGCCAAAATAGCCCGCAAATCAGCGGGCCAAAGTTCAGGGTATTCGAATAAGTCAAGCATTTTTGTTTGTGTTTTAAGTTAGAAATAAAGAGAAGCCACGGCGGGAAACGATTCCGCCCAGGTTCCAAAGTGGCTTTATTTTATCGAAAAATAATCCTGCGAAGTTTTAAGGAAGTTTTGCCAGTCGTTTCCACTATTAAACAAATTTTCGTCAAATTCACGGCCGCTTAATTTATACGTCCTATAGGTCGCTGCTTCAGTTTTAATGGTAAAAACCTTTTTGCTGAAATTGGGCCGCACTGAAATTTCACGGCCCGAAATAGTTACAAATTTTCTAAATGTAGTTTTCATTTTTTTAGTGAATTAGTAAACCGATTTTTTTATTTATTGTATACCACTTGGTAGCGTTTAAATCCAGGTAACTCGCGTCACTGTAGCCGCTAGACTGCATTTCGTCTACTGAATAGAAAATCTTAGAATGCCGCTCGTTTTCCACGTCTATAAGTTCGTCGTTTTTACTACCAAGCGAAAAAATTAAGTCTACATTATCGGGTAAATTTATACCACGAATAAACGAATGCGATTTGGTGTACGCGTAAAAACGGACGGACGGATTTAGTCTAGCAATTTCCAACCACTTTATAAAGTAAGCAGGGCTGTAGAAATCTCCGCTGTCGTGTATGCGGATATATATATGCTTATCTTTTTTAACCTTGTTTAGTTCGTCCGTGATCCGCTCAACAAAATCCGCTTCTTTACTGGCCTCATATCGTCTACTTAGTGCGCGCTCTACATTTCCCCAACGGTACGCGCCTTTTTTAGCGTAGCAAAGGGATAAACAAGATCCAGCAAAAGGGCAGGTAATTTTTCCGCTTGCTTTGTCATTTCCGGCGGGAATTGAAAAGTTAAATATTTTAACGCCAAATTCCTTGGCGGTTTTCTGTAGTTT